AAGTTAAAGATTTCTGCAGCTGGTGGGACAGGCGGTGAACTCGCCATTCGTATCAATTTGATTCGCCAATCACTGCGTGTAGGCCGAATTGATTATGCAGCAAGTGCTTTGAATGAGAACAATGCAGACGTATGGCGACCACGGCTAATGATTGACCGTAGTTGTACTGGCTTGAGATCGGATATGCTGGCGTATCGTTACCCAGAGAAGAAAGAAGACGCAGAAACGAGTAGGGACCGCTTTGAGTTGCCAATGAAGAAGGATGACCATGGGCCGGAAGCGCTGGGGCGTTTCATGGTTGGTTATTATGGTGCGGGCGCTCTTACTGCAAGTGCTGGAAGTCGTGTGCGTAAGGCAAAGATTGGTCGACATGCGTCTAACAAGCGTAAGGAACGTGTAGCACAACCAAAGCCGTTGAGCGCCATGAGACCTACAAAGAGTGGTTACCCAGAATGGCGCGATGAGGAGTTGAGAGATGCCTATTGATTCAAGGCAATACGACTCAGCCATCAGCCAGATACGCGATGATGACTTAGGCTTCACTCGATTAGTAGCGAACCTTAGCAACAACGATGATAAGTTGCGCGTCAAAGCCTATGAGCTGTTTGAAGACTTCTATGCTAATAGACCTGAGCATATCAAGGTTGTGCTCCGTGGTGAAGATGACGATGCCATTGAGATTTACATGCCGAGTGCGAAGAAGTGTATTGAGGCTGTAAACCGTTTCCTTGCAATTGATTTCGATTACCAGTTTGATCCTGGCGCGAACGAAGTAGACACACAGGTTCTTGAGGCAGCGATGCAGGCGTTGTTCAAGAATCAATCGGTTGCACAGAAGTTTAACCAGATGAAGCGGTACATGCTCATCAAAGGTGATGCGTTGCTACACATTCGGGCAATCCCTTGGGAGCAACCGGGCAAGCGCATACGTGTCGATGAGCTTAGGCCAGAGCACTACTTCCCGATTGAGGACTTTATCACTGGTGAAGTAATCGGTTGCCACATTGTAGATGTTATCCGCAACCCTAACAACAGCATTCAGACGAAAGCCGCTAGCGACGAGTGGATTGTCCGGCGGCAGACGTACCGGCGTGTGCTAGACGATAACGGCAGGCCCACCGGCCGCATCAGTTCTGAGCTAGGTCTGTGGCGGGTAGGCCGATGGGATGACCGTGTGGCTGACCCGATGCTTGAGGAAATCCAGACACTCACGCCTGCGTTTGAACTTGACCCGATCATCACAAATGTTCCGGTGTTCCATTGGGCAAATAATCCGCCACCTGGAAGCACTTTCGGCAGTAGCGAATTGGCTGGCGTTGAATCAATTATCAACGCTATCAACCAATCTGCAACCGATGAAGATCTGACGCTTATCACGCAAGGCCTGGGCGTGTACTGGACAGATGCCAGCCCGCCGATAGACGAGAACGGCAACGAAGTTGAGTGGGAGATTGGTCCAGGAGCTGTCGTTCAGGTGGGCGTTGGGGCCAACTTTGGTAGGGTGTCTGGAGTTTCGACGCTTACACCGTTCCACGAGCACATCTCACTACTAGACGAGAATATGCAGCAGGCTATGGGCGTGCCTGACGTAGCGATTGGCATGGTGGATGTTGCTGCTGTTGAAAGCGGTATCGCGTTAACACTGAAGTTCGGCCCACTTATCGCAGCCAACAAAGAGAAGGAACCAACCATCGCAAAGGTGGCAGATGAGTTCCTAGACGACTTGTTGGATTGGATACAGATTTACGAGGGTGTAGCGCGCAACGGTGTTCAAATCAACAGTATCTTTGGCGATCCTATGCCGAAGAACAAGACGCAAATGTTGGCGGATTACCTCTCTATTTGGGTCCAGGCACCGAGCACATTGCCTGTGGAATGGCTGTATGATCGGCTTAATGAGCTATTCGGTTGGGACCTAGCAGATGCCGACTTCAAGCAAGCCCTTGAGGATGCGCAGAAGATAGCAGAAGCAGCAGCTCCACCCAATCCCATTGGGCAACAGATGGATCAGTTTGGTAACCCAATCGACCAGAGCCAACTAGACCAAGGTCCATTCCAAAACAATGGTCAGACACTAGATTTCACGCAATTAGGAGCATAATGGCAAAGATCGTCATCAATAAGATCGACACAGCTCCCAACTTACCATTTGCATTGGGGCGTAATGTCGAACATGATGAGCGTTCACGTGATTTCGCCTTTTCAATTCCACCGCCAGAGAAGTTGACAGATGTTATCTGGCCAGATGTATCAGGTATCCTGGATCAAGGCAACGTTGGCTCATGTACGGGAAATGCTGCGGCACAACTGGTTAACACAGCCGCATTCGACAAGATGCGCACAATAGTCCACAAGGACACGTTCCTTACAGAGAAGGACGCAGTAACGATCTATAGCGAAGCCACTAAGCTCGACAATATCTCCGGTAGTTACCCGCCCGACGACACAGGTAGCTCTGGCTTAGGAGCAGCCAAGGCGCTCAAGCGATTTCGTTACATCGAAACATATACGCACTGCTTTACCTGGGACCAGTTCTGCGCAGCTATCGCTACGCAGCCGGTAATCGCTGGCACGTTATGGACGCATAACATGTTTACTCCAGATTCCAACGGAGTCATACACGTTCATTCCATAGCAGCAGGCAATATTGCCGGTGGGCACGAGTACATGATTCGGGGTATCTTGTACAGTAAATCTCTTGTCCTGATGCGTAATTCGTGGAGTTACACGTGGTGCCCTGGCTCTGAGAATGGCAAAGTTCCAGGTGAGGCATGGATTTCATTTGCTGATTTCAAAACTCTCCTGAGTAATCAGGGCGACATCACAGTTCCACATCCAATCACGAAGTGAGGAGGTACAATGGCCGCAAAAGGCAAGGCGCGCATGAAGCCAGGTGGCGGTGGGCGTTTCAAGAAGTTAACCAAAAGCGGCATGAGTCCTGCGCTAGCTGCCTACGTTGGGCGCAAGAAGTACGGCGCTAAGAAGATGGCCAAATTCAGCGCAACAGGCCGCAAGCGAGCAGCACGGGCCAGAAAGCGAGGATAACATGGGGTTACGCAAAGGTAGTGGCCGACATTATCCGCCTGGTACCATACCCGGTCAGCCAGCTGCTGGACACAAACCATTTGCATCAAAAGCTCAGCAACGCTTGTTCTTTGCTAACCCAAAGCTGCGGCGTTGGGCTATTGGCAAGGCGCACGCCACCGGCGAGCACCATGAATTAGGCCCAGCTAGCGGTGCTATTTACCGTGCGCTGCCTGATCGCAAAGGTGCTAGTTACCAAAGGGTTCCACTTCGACCAAAGCACTAACATGAAACTAAATGTGAGTAGTGTTAATCCATCTAGTCTTACGCGACACGAGCAGGATTGCTTGCGGTATATGGCGATTGCAGCATATCCTTACGAGACTTGTGGGCTTATTCACAAGCACAACATTATCGTTGAGCTACCCAACACATTTGCCGGTGATCACAAGCTGGGTTACGACATGGAGTTCAACTTGCACGATCCAACGATTAAGGCAATCTGGCATTCGCACCCGAATGGGCTTGAGGTGCCTAGTCGTGATGATATACCGTGCATACAGTTACTCGCCGAGCGCGGGTTTAACTTCCACCACGTAATCGTCACTCCCAAAGCAGTTTTCGAGTATGAGGCTAAGTTAATTGACAGCTCCGCAGCCTGAGGATGCACAAGCAGCTGCTAGTAATTGGCTGCTGAAATACCTTACGGTACAACAACTTTACGACACAAAGATCGTAAGTATGTTGCAGCGTGCGCAATATGATGCTGGCGTGGCCGCCGACAAGTGGAACAGGACAAACATTGGTGATCGGACGAAGCGATACCAGTTCAACTTGGTTAAGGACGAAATACGCACGATCATCAAAACAATGTTCAAAGACCTTGTGCCAGTTATCAATGCGGGACAACAGGACGCTGCCGAAGCAGCAGCGAAGGCTGCTTTGGCGCAGGATGCGCAGGTGTTAGATGTGTTGTTCCCGAATGATAAAGCGCGTGAAGCATGGGAACAGAGCTTCATCCTCTCAGCCCGCCACGGCATCCAGGCAGCTATCTTTCGTATAACCAAGAC